CCAGATAGTTTTTTATGGATTTTAGAAGATGCGGATGTCCCTTATATTCCATCTGAATGGAATAAATTGCGTGATGCGGCATATGCTAAAGACCCAAAAAAAATGGGTTCTGTATTTGGTAAATATCTATCAAAAACTAGATTAGGACAATATACTAAATACACTTGGGCAGATACAGAAAAGTTTATAGAAAAAGAGGAAGAAGAGAGAAAAAAATTTTTAGAAGAACATCCTGAAGTGGCATTAAAAGATGCTGCATTAAAGCAACAATATGAGGCGGGCTTGATTGGTGAAGCTCAATACAAAACTATGATGAGTGCGGAAATGCAAGCTGATAGTTTGGATGAGCAAGCTATGAGGGCCATGATGGGGGCTAATCCGCTCGAAGTACCTGGAGTCGCGCCCCAAGTAGTAGCTGATTTTATTGACCCCGGCGCAGAATTAACATCTGAAGATAAACTTTTTCTTGCAACTAAATGGGGTCCAACATATAAACCTGGTGAATGGGTTGAATTAGAAAAATTTTATAATGAAATGTGTGAGTCATTTGATATTAGTGATGCTGATACTATTGGTACTTTAAAACTTATTTGCAAAACTAACTTAAAAATGAATCAAGCGATTGACATAGGTGATGTAGATGGTTTTAATAAGTTATCACGCGCATATGAAGCTATGCGTAAATCAGCAAAATTCACAGCCGCACAAAAGAAAGAACAAGAGGCGGACTTTGTAGATTGCGTAGGTACTATGGTAGCCTATTGTGAGCGTGTTGGCGGAGAAATACCCAAATATGATATTAGTGTTGATTATGATATTATTGATAAAGTTATTCGTGATTTAAAAGAATATAATCGTAGTTTAGTATATGGTGATACTGCTCTTGCTCAACAGATAGAAAACTATATTAAGAATAGAGAACATGCTGAAGAAATGAAGCGTGCCAAGGAAGAGGCGAAAGCACAAGGTTTAGATGCGCCTCTTGTTACCGACGAAGATATTATTGAGTACCAAAATGCAATTTTAAAAGACCAAGCAACTGATAAAGTAATTTATCAAGGGGAAGATGGAGAAAAAAAATGAGTTTACAAAGTATTTTAGAATTATCTTCATCGAAAGGTAACTTAACAAAACAGGGATTGTCAGAAGAGCGACTAGCTGCGCAAGTAAATAATTTACGACCACTAATTGCTTTTTATCGTCAATATCCAGATTTATTAGTTGATTCAATGTCAGGTTTTGCAGAAGCAAAAGAAAATGGCACATTAAATGAATATAAAGGATTTCGATTTTATTTCTACCAACGTATATTTTTGCGAGTGGTTATGCGACATAGATTTGTATATGCGACTTTTCCCCGTGCTTATTCAAAATCTTTCTTATCTATGATGGTATTGATGTTACGTTGTATCTTATATCCAGGTAGTCATTTGTTTGTTACTACTGGAGGTAAAGAGCAAGCAGCAAGTATTACAATAGCTAAGATTGAAGAAATTTGTAAATTAGTACCTGCATTTCAGAATGAGATTAATTTTGAGCGTGGTGTATCTAAAAAATCAAAAAATGATGTTAAATATATTTTTAAGAATGATTCGTCTATTGATATTCTGGCAGCAAAGGAAAGTTCTCGTGGTCAGCGTCGTACGGGTGGTTTAATGGAAGAATGTGTACTTATTGATCAATCTGCATTGAATGAAATTATTATCCCTACGACTAATGTAAATAGATTACTGCCAGATGGTACTCGTAATAATCATGAGGTAGTTAATAAGTCACAGATTTATATTACTACTGCAGGATGGAAAAATTCGTTCGCTAGACTGAAAAGGTTCGTAGGCGAACTAAAACCTCGTGAACCTCAAGAAGAGGGTGTGACTAATCAGTTGCTAACACTGAAAGCATTGAAAGATGTAACGGTGTGCCAAGCCGTTTAGGCGGAAGGTTCAGAGACTATCGAAAACACATAAAGTATATGGAAGTGAGTAGAGTAGGAGTGGTGTCAAAGACCACATGGTAGAATTATCTATCACCCAAGCGCGAGGAATCTAAAAATTTTTAGATATTTCAATTATACTGCTTATAGTTATATTTGAAAATATTTAGATTAAGAAATAGTCCAATTTTATATTAAATAAAATTATACGATAAGTTAATAGAATTGTTAATTCAATCATTAATTGAACCTGATGAAGTAATGATTATGGGTGGAACTTATAAGACACCCATTACTGAAGGATTATTGGATGAAGATTTCGTAGACCAGTTAAAATTATCTGGTACTTATAATGAAGATTCATTTGACCGTGAGTATTGTTCTGTATGGAGCGGAGATGCAGAAAATGCTTTCTTCTCATCTGATAATTTTGATAAACATAGAGTATTATTACAACCTGAATATGAGTTTAGCGGTCGCTCATCTAAAAGTGCTTATTACATACTTGGAGTTGATGTAGGCCGTTTCAAATGTACAACTGAGGTTTCTGTATTTAAAGTAACTCCGCAACCAACTGGAGCTTCGTTAAAGTCTTTAGTGAATCTTTATAGTTATGAAGCAGAACATTTTGAAGACCAAGCGATAAATATTAAGAAATTATTTTATAAATATAAGGCTCGTGTTGTTGCTATTGATGCGAATGGTGTAGGTGCAGGATTAGTTGATTTTTTAGTTAAAGCACAGGTTGACCCAGAAACAGGAGATGAATTACCTCCTTTTGGTGTTGAGGGTGGTACATCAGAAGATGCAGTTGAACCATATAAAAAGATAAAAGGTTCTGGCGTTGAGAGTGATGCATTATATCTTATTAAAGCAAATGCGCCTATTAATACGGAAATGTATTCTTATGCAAAAGTACAAATGATGAGTGGTAAAGTTAAGTTATTAATTGATGAAGTAACAGCTAAAGCAAAATTAATGGATACTAAAGTCGGTCAAAATATGAGTACTGACCAGCGTAATATGCATTTAATGCCTTTTATTTTAACTACATCATTAAAAAATCAAATGTTAAATCTTGTTGAGGATAATGAAGGTATTAATATTATTTTAAAGCCTGAGTCAAGAAGTATTCCTCATGATAAATTCTCTGCTTTTATTTATGGTTTATATTATATTAAACAAGATGAAGAACGAAGAGGAAGAAAAAAGAAAATTAATATTGGTGATTTAATGTTCATGAATTAGGGCAAAAATAATGAAAGAATGGTAGCGTATTTTTAAGATTATAAAGCGAGGTGAGTTTTTATGCGAGCATCAAGGGGAGAAATAAAAATAGAAGATATATTAAGAGCGGCAGAATTAAATTTTAAAGAAGAGTATATATTTCCAGATTTAGTAAGTTCTAATGGCAGACCATTAAGATTTGATTTTGCGGTATTTGATGATTGTGGAGAACTTGATTTTCTTATTGAATTTCAAGGTATCCAACATTACGTAGCTAAATCAAAATTTGGTGGAGCAAGCGGACTCGCTAAGCAAAGATATAATGATAATTTAAAACGGCAATATTGTCGAGCGCATGGATATACATTAGTTGAGATTCCATATACAGATGAACAAATTATGAATTATGATTATATTATGCGCAGAGCGGGTTATTAATTTTAAGATAAAGTTGACCAGTGCCAAAAATTTTGGTATAATAAATATATAAAGTGAGGTGTCTATCTTTTGATTGATAGAAAAGCAGAAATCAAAAAGAAAGGCTTCGCTATTCAGCTTAAAGAAGTAGAAGAATATGCGCCAACATTACCTAACTATCAAGGAGTAGACTTTTCTAAAATCAAGGTAGGCGTAAAAACTTTAGATGATGCAATTATTGACTTAGGAGACTTGCGAGATACTAATCCAGACTTAGCTAATAAGAGAACAGTCTTAGATGCTTTGGCAAGAAAAGATTATGAGAAATTAAGAGAAATTTCTAATTTCTTTTATCGTACATCTGGTATTTATGCTCGCTTGTGTCGTTATATGGCTTATCTATATAAATATGATTGGTTTATTACTCCTTATGTGATATCAGATAATACAAAATCTAAAGGTAGTGATAAAGTCTTAAAAAGTTTTAATGATGTATTATACTTCTTAGATAATTCTGAATTAAAAAAATTCTTTGGAGAAGTGGCTTTAAAAGTAATGAAGAATGGTTGTTTTTATGGTTACATGATACCAAATAAAAAAAGAATGACAATTCAAGAGTTACCAGTTGGATATTGTCGAAGTCGTTATGGAAAAGACGGAAAACCTGCAGTTGAATTTAACATGAAGTATTTTAATGATAATTTCAGAGATACTGCTTACCGTCAGAGAGTATTAAAACTCTTTCCTAAGGATATTCAAAAAGGATATCGTTTGTATCAACAGAATAAACTAATCCCTGAATTTGCGGGAGATGAAAATGGTTGGTATCTTCTTGACTCAGTGTGTGCAATCAAATTTAATATCAATGGAGCTGATTATCCTCCAATGGTATCTGTAATTCCAGCAATTATTGATTTAGATGCCGCACAAGAGTTAGATAGAAAGAAGATGGCTCAACAATTATTAAAGATAATCATTCAAAAAATGCCAATGGATAAAAATGGCGAATTAATCTTTGATGTTGATGAAATGCAACAATTACATAACAATGCTGTTAAGATGCTTGGTAAGGCTATTGGAATTGATGTATTAACAACATTTGCGGATGTTGATGTAGCAGACTTAGCAGATAAAAATACATCTACTACTTCTGATGAATTAGAGAAGGTTGAGCGAGCAGTATTTAATGCCGCGGGGGTGTCTCAATTACAATTTAATGCAGATGGTAACATTGCTTTACAATACTCTATTGCAAATGATGAAGCTTCTGTATATAATTTAGTTGCGCAGTTTGAAGCATATATCAATTTACTATTAGAACCATATAATAAAAATCCAAAGAAGTTCTACTTCCGAGCACAAATTTTACCAACTACAATTTATAATTATAAAGAGTTGGCAAAAGCCTATAAAGATAATAGACAAATTGGTTATTCGGCAATTTTACCACAATTAGCGCTTGGTCAAAGTCAAAGTTCAATTCTTGCAACGGCTACGTTTGAAAATGAAATATTAAAACTTTCTGAAGTATTTGTACCTCCAATGTCATCAAATACTATGAATGCAGCTGCACTTAAAGGCGGAGATGCGAAGAATGGTAAAGATATTGGTACTCAAAAGAGTGGAGAAATTAAGATTCAAAAATCTACTGATGAAGCTAAGGGCGGGCGCCCCGAGAAAGAAGATGGAGAAAAATCTACAAAGACACTTCAGAATGAAGAGTCAGCAAGTTAGGACAATTTTAGTAAAACTTCTATGTACTAAATTCAATAGTATATAGTTAAGATTTTAAGAGGAGGATTTAGTATGCATCAATCAGTTGCTACTTTGGATAATCCCGAATTTATAAATCTACAACCGTTAGATGTTAATCCTTTAATGTCTAAATGTGAAATCAAAGTCTTATACACTGGGAAAAATAGGAATAAGTCTTTGATTTCTAAAGAGGTTGCTACAGAAATGGCAAAAACCTTACGAGGTGCGCCTATTGTAGGATACTATAAAAAAGACACAGAAGATTTTGCAGACCATGGTCATCGAGTTATTATTGATGATGAGGGTGTAAAATTTGAATGTACGACAATACCATATGGTTTTGTATCACCAGATGCGCAAGTGTGGTTTCAGAAATTTGAAGATTATGATGATTTTGGAAATATTATAGTTCGTGAATATCTTATGACTACAGGTTATTTATGGACAGGACAATTTGAAGAATGTCAAGGTGTTATTGAACATGGTAATCCACATTCAATGGAACTTGATGAAAAAACTTTAAATGGTCATTGGTCGCATGACGTTAAAGATGATATGGACTTTTTTATAGTTAATGACGCGATTTTTTCAAAGTTATGTATTTTAGGTGATACTACAGAACCTTGTTTTGAAGGCTCTAGTGTTACAGCACCTAATGTAAGTACTTCATTCAATTTGAATGAGGATTTTACAAAAACATTATATAATATGATGCAGCAATTACAGTTTGCATTACAAGGAGGACAGAGCATGGCAAAAGAGTTAGAGACTCCTGTTGTTGAAGAAACTTCTACAGATTTTACAGAAGTTGTAAAGGAAGATGTTGCAGATGCTACAGCTGAATTTACGAAAGATGACAAGGACGAAAAAGAAAAATCTGCTTCAGATGAAAAAGATAATTCTTCAGAAGAGACAGATTCTTCAAATTCTAAAGATAGCGCTGATGCAAAGTCTGAAGATGAAGATGACAAAAAAGAAAAAGATTTTGTTAAAAAAGAGGATGAAGATGATAAGAAGCCTGAATCTACTAAAGTAGAGAATGAAAAGAAAGACTTTTCAGTTGACGAGGCTATTGATTATGAGTCAAAATATAATGAATTATCAGTTGAGTTCTCAAATCTTCAGGAAAAGTATCAGAAACTATTAGAGTTTAAGCAGGGTATTGAAACTGAAAAGAAAACTCAATTAATTGATAGTTTTTATATGTTATCAGAGGAAGATAAAAAAGATGTAACAGAGCATATTGCAGATTATTCATTAGACGATATTGAAGCAAAACTTTCTGTAATTTGTGTTCGTAAGAAAGTAAGTTTTGACTTAGATGATTCTAAGGCAGAAACTAAAGTTGAAGAGGAAGCATCAATTACTTACTCTTTAGATGATGACTCTACAAGTGCAGTTCCAGCTTGGATTGCCGCAGCAAAGAGAGTTAGAGACAGTAAATAATTATAGGAGGATATACAGATGGGAGCAAATTGGAAGAAATTTGTATCTGAAGCAGGAAAACGTTTCGGTTATGGCCAAGTAGAGCCAACACATTTATCTGCTCAGAGAACATCACAAATTTATGCACAATTACCAGCTGATGATTTTGATTTACTTGAAAATGGTCAGTTTGTAGTATATGATTACGCACAGGAGAAATGTGTTGCACCGGCAAACGCAACAGCGCCTGGTACAGAACCCTTTATGGTTTGGAATGAGATTAAATTATATGATGAGCGTGAGCAGATGTATAAAGATTACGCTATGGTAAAATCTACTTTTACGCCTGGCTCAAATAGTATTCAGCATGATCAAGATAGCAATAATCCTACATTTTCAGGATATGGACCATTTAAAGGACAGATGGTACCTCGTGTTATCAAGACTAATGTTGGTGACATTATGATTACTAATACTTTATCTAAGGCTTCAAAAGATAACTATGCACAGACAGATATTAGTGCGGAAATAGCCGCAGATTTCTTAAAAGTAGATGCAGATACAGGTTATTTAGTAGCGGCAACACAACAGGATATTGCAACTGAAGTTATGATTTGGGCTGTTGATAAGACAAAGACATTCACATTACCTGATGGTCAGCCAGCAGTTAAGATTCAGAGAATTAAATAAGGAGGATTGTAGAAAATGGCTTTAGATATAAAAAATTTAGCAACTTTAGCTAAGATAGTAGCAAAAGCAAATCCTTCAGCGAACACAAACTTTTCTTTTGAAGGTGAGAGCTTTAGTTACTCTGATTTGAATGATACTCTACGTTATGAGTTGAATGAATTAGCAGGTACATATCCAAAATACCGTGAGAATAAAAATCCTATTTTCCAGATTTTGGAAGAGACTATTGATGATGCATTACCACAGCGTGTATTACAGCAGTACGGACAGTTTGCTGAGATAAAAACAATCGCTCAGGGTGATAAGGCAGTCTTCACGCAGAAGATTACAGCAGCTTCAAAGAGACGTGCAAAACAGTTCATCACAAAAGTTGGGCTTGCAGGTATTTATGAAGTATTCAAGTTAGACGGTAAGAGCTATGAAGTTGAGACAAGTACATTTGGTGGTGCTGCTCAAATTGGATTTGAGGAGTTCTTAGATGGACGTGTTGAGTTCGCTGATGTATTAGACATTATAATGACAGGTCTTGATGAGTGCATATATCTTGAGATTGAGCGTGCTTTAAAAGCTACAGTTAAGACTTTACCAGCCGCTAATAAAGTAGTTACCAATGGTTTTATTGAGTCTGAGATGGATAGAATCCTTTCTATTGTTGACTCTTATGGTTCAAAGGCCGCTATTTATTGTACATTCGAGTTTGCAGCTAAGATGATTCCGCAAGAGGGCAGATGGTCAGATGCAATGAGAGACAACTACTGGAATAATGGTTACTTTGCAACATACAAAGGACATCAGGTTATCGTTCTTCCGCAGTCATTTGAGGATGAACAGAATAACATCAAAGTTATTGACCCTCGTTATGCTTGGGTAATGGCTACAGGAAGTAATAAGCCAGTTAAGGTTGCTCTTGAAGGACAGACAATCGTTCGTGAGATTGAAAATGCTGATATGTCAAGAGAAGTTCAGGCTTATAAGAAGATGGGTGTAACAGCATTGTTTACATCTGATATGGCTGCTTATATTGATAACGATTTGGATTTCAATAATGCGCCAGATATTAATTTAAATAACTAATCATTGTTAAAATAAAAGTGAATACGGGGAGATGAAAATCTCCCCGATTTTTTGGATATAAAAGGAGATTAAAAAATATGTTGAATGATAAAGATATAGTAGAGATTAGCAATAAGATTAACGGTGTTGTGGCATATACAATTCCGGAGCGTAATAATTTAGTTCGTCATTTTAACCCATATGAACATAAAAAGGTTGAAATGGAAGAGTTACGTGCATTATCGTATAATAAGGGCGGACACCGTCTAATGGAATCTTATTTAACTATTCATAATAAAGAAGCATTAGAAGAATTACTTGGCGAAGTTGAACCAGAATATTTTTATACTACGGAAGATATACATAAATTATTAGAATCTGGTACTATTGCTCAATTTGAAGATTTCTTAAATTTTGCGCCAGAAGGTATTATAGAGCAAATGAAAGATATTGCCATTAGTACAAGATTAAATGATAATCGTAAGCGCGAAATGATTAAAGAGAAATTAGGTTTTGATATTTCTAATGCTATTAAATTATTAGAAGCGGATGTTGAGAAGGTTGCAGAGCCAGAGAAGAAAACTCGTAAAGCTGCACCTATTAAGGAAGAGCCTTCCGAGCCGACTCGCAAAGCTACACCTATTAAATCAGAAACTTTTACAGATAGAAAATATAATGTTGTAGAATAAATATAAGGAGGTGTATTATGGCAATTCAGTATACACCCTTTTCTGCAATTTATAAAAAATTCTTTACTTATGTAACAGATGATATGTTTATGGAAATAACAAGAGAAGAAACTGAAGCCGCCTTGTTAGAATATCTAATGGCGGCTGTTCAGTGGTTTGAGTTCCCACGTCAGAATCTTAATGATTATGATGAAGAGTTAGAACAATTTAATATTTCATTAACAGAAGAGGAAATTAATGTATTAGCAGTTTATATGATGCAACCTTGGTTTGACCAACAATTAGCGTCATGTGAACTTGTTCGGATGAAATTTACTGGCGCAGACTTTAAAACTACTTCTCAAGCAAACCATATGAGTAAATTGAAAGATTTAAAAGAAGAATATCTTCAGAAAGGATTTCATTTACAGAGACTTTATAAACGCAGAAGAGCAGACGAAAATGGTATCATGCGTTCTACTTTTGGTGATATTATGTCTACTTCCCCTGATTATAAACGAAGGGGGCTAGATGAGTGGAACTAAAATATAATGTTACTATTGATGATGATGTAATAAGACGTGATTTAGAACGTATTACTAATCAAATTTATAAGTTATTACCTAATCGTGAAGAAGGAATTGATTGGGTAAAACCTTTGGAAACTTTGATAGTGGAACTATCAGGTATGGAAAGATTATGTGTCGGCAATCAAGAAGTATTCTTTCCATTATTATGTAAATTGGAGGGGCTGTTCACTTTAGACAAGGATGAAGATTTTTTCTTATTTCGTAGAACAATTTTTGATTGTCTTAATCTAATGAACAGTCTATTAAAAGATTGTCTTATTTAGATAATTTAGAGACTCGTCTGAATTTTCGTGGCGGGGCAAAACAGCATGATAGGATGGTAGCCGACAAATTGTGGAGTCTGCGCTCTGCAATAAACCATGCTTATCAAACTGTTACTCTTGAAACTCAAGAAGGAAAAGCTTTTAGATGTTTATTAAATCCAGATAATCTAAAACCTGATTATGATATGAAGATTTTATCTATTCCTTATCAGTGTGTGGATATGAACGCGCCTAAAGTTGGAACTACAACTCAAGGATTAGTGGATATAGGTTTAAAACCAGGTGATGTATTTACTTGGCGCGAAGATGGTAGTAAATGGATTGTTTATATGCAGTATAAACAAGAAATTGCATATTTTAGGGCGGAGTGTAGAAAATGTGAGGGTGTCGCGGATGTAAATGGACATCCTTATGATGTATATGTGCGCGGACCAGTTGAAACAAAAATCAACTGGCTGTCTAAAGATAATAAAAGTTTTAATAATCCTAATTATTCATTGGAAGTATATATTACTAAAAATGAAGAAACTTCTGAGTATTTTCATCGTTTTAAAGAAGTTAAAATTGATGGACTTCCATATCAAGTTCAAGCTATTGATTGGTATGCGGGAGATGGGATTATTCAATTAGTATTATTAGAGTATTTTAAAACTACTATCGCAGATGAAGCTAAAGAAGTTGAGCCTGTTATACCTCCGCAAGAAACTAAAATTATTGGAGAGCAACATATATATCCATATGATATTAAATCTTATGAGATAAAATCAGAACAGGCGGGAGAATGGATGATAGATAATAAAAAAGCTAAAATTTTAGAATCTTCACCTACTTTTGTGACTTTAGAAGTGGTCACAGGAAAAAGTGGAAAGTTTAATTTGTCTTACATTGTTGGAGATACCGTTATTGATACGGTTGAAATTATTATCGACTCAATGTAAGAGAAAGGAGATAAAAGGATATGTATAGACCATTAGCAAAAAAACCGTTTCCGTCATCTTTTTTATCAGTAGAAAAAGATACAGAAACTATTTTGCGTAAACTATTTATTGAATCACGACCTTATAGTGATATATTAAAAAGTTTATTAGTCATTAACAGTGATGATTGTTTAGACAATATGACAAATCCTATTTATGTAAAAGCAATTAAAGATGCTAATATTAAATGGCTTATTGATAATGAATATATTATTGATACGCCAAATATTAACATTGATGAATTTGAAGAGAAAAAAAGTATGCTCGGTATTACTTGTAGTAAATTTAC